GCATTAAATATTACATTTACAATCTTATTAACATTATTGATATTAAGGGAGGTATAAGATGAGTAAATTAGGAGAGTTACAAGCAAAGCATAATTTCTTAGATAGTGAACAAGCATTACATAAAGAAGTATATAGATATGAGAGTGAACAAATTAGTAAGCAACGTGCAAGGTTATTAGAAGATGAGAGAAAGATTGTGCATAGACTAGGAAAAGAAATAAAGAAAAGGTTTAGAGGTATCAAAGATGTAAGGGTAAACATTGGTAGCACAAGGTTAAATGTAAATATAGCAAACCTAACAGTATTATCTTATACATACAACGAATTTAAATTTAATACAATAGAGAAAGAACTAGCATTAGATATTAAAGACTTATATGATCAAGTATATGGTGAGCCTATTGAAGAAGAACGAATAAGATTAAACCATTGTTACGATACACCTATATTGGACTTTAGAAATTGAAAGGTTAAAAGAAGCATTAGAAAATGCGTATATTGATTTATAATATTAAGGAGGGCTAACGCTCTCTTTTTTTATGCAATAATGCCAACTCTTGACTATTGGTCAATTAAGTGGTATAATATTATAGGATAGACATTATACACTAAGTCAATGAGTAAGTCAACAAAAATATAAAAATAATAGGAGATAATATGAAATTAGAAACTGTGATGAGAAAAGTACAAGAAGCAGATATAGTATTAACAAGCATTATACCTGAAGAAACATTTAACTTTGCAATAGACTTAAACAATGCAATAGAGAAGTTAGGTAAGTATAGTGTAAGATATTACGATCGTATGGAAAAAGATGGATATAACTATAAAGAAGCACAAGATAAACTAGGAGAATATTTAAGAAGTAATTTAACTATACTAGTAGAAGAAGAATTGTAATGGATAGAGTAAGAAGAAGTAAAAAATCAACAAAAAAGAGAAGAAAAATACTACTAGAAAAAAAGAGAAGAAGTTGGACTAGTAAAACATCATATAATAGAAGCAAAAAACAAGAATGTGCATAGACATTAAACTATGGTAAGTGGCTCACACTAAAAGGAGGTGGAAGTATATGGAAAAGAATAAATACATAAAAATAGTGAAGATAGAAGAAAAATCAAAAACAAATGTATACAAGGTGGTAAATAAACTTAGTAATGATGTAATAGGTATTATTAAGTGGGCTTGTAACTTTAGAAAATACGCTTATATGCCATATGCTCAAACCCAATATGACACACTATGTCTAAAATACATAAGTGATACTTTAGTTGAACTAATGGAAGAACATAAAAAGAGTGGTGAACAAGATGGCTAAAGGTAAATACAAACAATGGATAACTAAAGAAGGACTAACAGCATTAAAAATGTGGGCTAAGTTAGGATTAACGGATAAAGACATAGCAACTAATATGGATATTAACGTGTCAACTCTATATGAGTGGAAGAATAAGTACACCGAGATAAAAGAGTCCTTAACACACGCAAAGGCTGTTGCTGATAGCATAGTAGAAAACGCATTATATAAAAGAGCCGTTGGGTTTAGATATGATGAGGTAACTAAAGAGAATAAGTATAATGGAAAAAAAGATAAGTATGAATTAACAATAACTAAAGTAGTAACTAAGATGGTTGTACCTGATACAACAGCACAAATCTTTTGGTTAAAAAATAGAAAAAGATTAGAGTGGCGAGATAAACAAGAAATAGAACAAACAGGTACATATAGTGGTAACGTAACAATACTAAATGATGCTGATGAAGTTAAGAAATATAAAGAGAATATGTAATGTCAACTATACTTATAAGTGATGTAGTAGCAAGACCACACTTAGAATACTTTAACTCTATGCTGCCTAATCAACTTGATCACGGTGGTAGAGCAGGTTACAAGTCAAGTAAGAACGCAATTAAGATAGCCTTGTTAATGTTAAATAACCCTACAATAGAAGTAGTAGTATTTAGACAAGATTATAGTGACCATAAAGATAGTACATTTAGAGACTTAATATGGGCATTTGAAGCACTAGGTTGTCCTCTAAGCGTACATAAGAATTATCCTAATGGTAATGACCTATGGATTAAACTACCACAAGGGAACTATGTACACTTCAAACAAATGAAAGTAAAAGATAAGTTAAAAGGTATAAGACCAACTATACCAACTAACACAATTAATATAGCGTGGTTCTTTGAGATAACAGAGTATAAGGATAGAAGTTATATAACCTCAGCACAATCAGGAGTAATGAGAGCAGCGGGTGAATGGTTCTTATCTATGTATGAATGGAATGATGCACCTAAGCTAAGTGATTGGACATATGAGTTCTTAGATGAAATGAATGAAAGAGAAGATGCTTATACTAAGAAAACTAACTACTATGATACACCAGTATGGCAACAAGAGAAGTTCTTAGGTAAACCGTTGTTACACGAGATAGAGATATTAAAGGTAACAAACCCTGAACTATATAAGAGTGAGTATATGGGATTACCTGCAAACTTAAAAGGTAGTTGTTATAAGTCATTCAATAGAGCAGACAATGTAAAAGAGATAAGTGGTACATATATAGATATTATGATTGGTGTAGATTACGGTGGTAACGATGCTACGGTATGCACAGCAATAGGTATCTTGCCTAACTACGGTGGTATAGAAGTAATAGACACTTACTATCATATGAACGGTAAAACAGGTGGTACAAAGAATATCAATGACTACTGTGAGGACATAATGAAGTTCACACAAAAGATATACCTAAAGTATAAGATGGCATTAACTATCTTTTTAGATACTGCAAACAATACTACAATGGGTATGCTACTAGAAGAACAGACACTAACACAAGAATACTCATATGTAATTATGGGCTATTTGAATAAGTTAAAGAAACGTAAAGGAACAAATAAGAAGAAGTCAGCTATACAAGAGAGAATAGATGTATTAGAGATAATGTTTGGATCATCATATATAACGATAGCACCACATAATAAGCAACTCATTAAAGCAATAGAGAGTGCTGAATATGATAAGAATGGTGATAGGTTAGACAATGGTACAAGTGATATAGATAGTATAGATAGTCTAGAATACTCTTGGTTAATGGAAATGGACTTCATATACGATATGATAATGAAATAAACGGTTGCGTAGTTAAGCGATTAAATGCTATACCTCCACCGTAGTAAGACAAAGGAGAATGTTAATATGAGTAAAGACAAATTGTTAGAGTTATTTGTAGGGGCTACATATGGATATGGACAAGATGAATTATGGGAAGAAATAGAAAAATTATGGTATAGTGTCAATGTTAAGTATCATAATGGAACTGACTTATGGTATGAAATAAATGGTGAAAGAGTTTATATTGATGTAGATAAAACTGATTTAATGATCGGTATAAGAGATGTAATAGAAGAAGATTAACACACAATAAGAGGAGAGTGATTTAATGAATAACGTAATGGCTAAAGATTTACAAAAACTATTCATAGGTAGAGGTTATAATCCTGTTATTGGAACTATCTATCAGCAACAAGAATACTGGCTATCGTGGTATAGGGGAGAAGTAGATGGATTCCACAATATACAAAAGAAGAATGTAGAGGGTACTTTAATTGGTCTAGAAAAGCCTAGTTTACAAATGGCTAAGAAGATTAGTGAAGATATAACAAGTTTACTATTCAATGAAAAGGTAAGTCTATTAGTAAGTGGTAATGATAACGCACAAGATGTATTAGACTTAGTATTAGAAGATAATGACTTCTATGATGAAATGCCTAACTTTATTGAATTAACAGCAGGTCCTTATGGAACAGGTGTTGCAGTAGAATACTTGGCTGATAATAAGACTAAGATTAATTACCTATTTGGTGATAGAATGGTTATTATCGACTATGAAAATACTACACCTAAAGCGGTAGCAGTTATACAAGAGTTCCAAAAGGATAAACATAAATACCATCACATAATGTATCATACATTTAAAGAGGGCTTATATAGGATAACACACGAGATGTTTGCAAGTAAGAACGCACAAGGGTTAGGTAATCCTGCTTCGTTAAGTGCAATATTTAGTGATGCTGAATTGAAATCAATGAAACATACTAAGAAAGAAAAAGGTGTTGACATTGTAGAATACTATATAGAGTATGAAACTAATACACCACACTTCCAAGTATTCAAGTTAGGTATAAGTAATAACTATGATGTAAGAAGTCCAATGGGTATTAGTGCATATGCTAACTCAACTGGTACATTAGAGAATATAGATGAGAAGTATTATTCAAGTAGAATGGATAGTATTAATAGTCGTAAAAGAATATTCATTGATGAGTATGCAACTAAGATACATAAGACTAAAGATGCAGCAGGAAATGTACAATATAAAAAATACTTTGATCCTGATGAAACTCAATTCCAAGTAATGAAAGATATGCAAAAAGATACTGAAAACTCTATTACAGCATACACTCCTGTATATGATAGCGCACAACACGATGCAGCAATACAAATGGAGTTAAACTACCTATCAAGTAAAGTAGGCTTAGGAACCGATTATTACTCATTTGAGAACGGTTCTGTAGGATATCAAAATGAATTAGGATTAGCATTAAGTAGTAGTGATACATTTAGAAATAGACAAAAGAACTTGAATAAGTTAAAAATTGTATTAGTTAATATGATGAAGTCTATTATGTTCTTAGAGAATGATATTGGTAACTTTAACGGTAATTTAGATGAATTAGAATATGATGTACAATTTGATGATGATATATTAACAGATGATGCTTCGGTGACAGCACTAATGAGAGCAGATGCAACTGAGGGTATCATTCCAATGTATCAATATCTAATGAAACAATATAGCATTACAGAAGAAGAAGCAATAGAGATGAATGATAAAGCAAAAGCGGAAACTATGTTAGACTTTAGTGTTGGATTAGAAGATGAAAATACAATGACTGATGAGAATGTAGATGTAGAAGATCAAGTTGATGGTGTTGTATTAGATGCTAAAGGTGATGAAATTCAAGTAGATACTTCATATAATGGCGCACAAATTCAATCAGCAATCCAAATAGTAAAAGAGTATGCAGTTGGTGCTTTATCTAAAGAGAGTGCAGTAGTAATGTTAATGGAGTTCCTTAGAATAGAACGAGACAAAGCGTTATCAATGTTAGTAGTAGATACTTCTAATTTAGCAACAACGGATAAGCCTAAAAAAGAGGAGTGATAGTATATGACTTCACTCAATCAAAATGCAAAGTTAAACGACTTCTTTATTGAAAGTCAAATACAATATATGCAAGGTGATTATAGGAAATATATAGATAGTGTTAAGGGTAAGATTACAAGTGGAATGTCAAAGAATGATATTAACAAACTAATCAACAATACACCTTTAACACTAAACGTAGATAGAACGGTTATAGTTGCTTTAATACAAGGGGCTATACTAAATGTACTAAATAGTAAAAAGACTGTTACAAACGATTTAATGCCTATTGTAGCACTACTTACTCTATTTGGTACAAAGAATGAGTTTAAGTTAGTTAAGAAAGTTAACAAGATATCTAAATCAATTCTAACAGGCAATACTTCCTCTCTAACACGCTTTGAGTTAAGTGGGTATAAAGAGGTTAGTAAGTTTATAAACGCTAACACAACGGAGATTAAGGCTATTAAAAGAAGTTTCCAATTAGAGTTAGTAAAAGTTAATAAGTTAGTTAAGTCTAATCTATCTAAAAACTTAATGGATAGGTTGATCATTGCTAAAGATTTAAAATTAACAACTAAAGAAATATCAAAACAGTTTAAGAAAACTAATGATTATTGGAGAGTTAAACGAGTATTAGATACTGAAATACATACACTTAATGAACAAGTTAAAGTTAGTCAAGGTAAGAAACTAGGCTTTACACATAAGACTTGGCGTACTCAACGAGATAACAAAGTGCGTGATACTCACTATCATAATAAAGTTGCTAATAAGAAAGTACCATTAGATAGTCCATTTAGAGCAGTAGGACTAGAGGCTAACTTTCCAGGTGACAACTCACTTCCAATAGGTGAACGAATAAATTGTAGATGTTATGTAATATTAAGTTAATTTATAACGCTATGGGGTAGCACCTTATAGTAAATATAAAAGTGGCTATCACTCTAACTAGGATATGACCTATCATTTAATAGGGGTTGCTAGATAACCAAAACTAGGTAAGTCCGCTTTGGACTATAAACGGAGGTTGTACTATGTATGATTTAAAACAAGTCATTGAGGCTAACACAGTAGATGGTGTCATTGATTATGAGAAAGTAATGGGAAGTGTTGATAGTGAATATGTTAATCCTATCGTTGCAAGAAAAACCGATAAGAGTAAACTATTACCTGAAGCAGTAACCGAAGTAATTAATGGATTAGGTATTGAAGGTGCAAATAGCGTTGATGACTTAAAGTTATACGTTAAGAAATTAGGCGGTTCAACTGATGAAACTAAAGAAGCTAACTTACAACTTGAAATTAAGATGAAAGAATTACAAGGTAAGTATGATGGAGAAGTTGAAAGTAGAACTAACTTAGAAAAAGAAGCAAGTACGGCTAATCAAATTAAATTAATTAATGGGTTAGGTGTAGAAGATAAAGACAATGTAGAGTTCTTACAATTTAAACTAAATAAATTAGTTACAGATGATAAAGACTTTGCAACGGTTGTAGCAGAGTATGCAAAGGAAAATGATGTGAAAACTACAACACGATTTATCAAAGATGACTTTGGTGGCAAAACAACAGGTACTGATGATGTAGGTCAGGCTTGGAGAGATAAGAGAGCTAAATCAGGTCATAAGAAGAAACAACAATAAAAGGAGTGAAACAATATGAGTGCAATTTTACCACGTAAGATTACCGGTTATTCCGATATATCTGAACAAGTATTATATGAACAAAGTATTATTAGATCAGTTTCAAATTTAGATGTACAAGGTTCGCCAGGTACTACAGCAGTATCAGTATTCGTTAATGTATTAGCAACGGTAGCAAGTTATGTACCAGGTACAGGTGTTTCTAAAACACAAGATACTTCAGCATATGTAGTATTAGCAAACTTAAAAGAAATCGCAGTTAATGAAATCTTAGATGGATTTACAGTTGAAACAGCACCAGCCGATGTTATCGCATCACGTTTTGAAGGTGCAGTAGGTGGGATTGCTGAGTCTATTGATACAGTATGTCTTGCAGCATTAGTAGCAGGTGGAACTGAATTAGTAGCAGCAGCAGGGGCTACACCAACAGCAGCATTGATGTATACGAAAGTCTTAGCATTAAAAGAAGCATTAGATAACGCTAAAGCACCTCGTATGAATAGAAGTTTAATTATTGACCCAACTAGAGAAGCATTACTATTAGATACAGCATCAAAACTTATCCTTAATACGGATAGAGGAGATAATATCTTAATGGATGGTTGGATTGGTAAAGTAGCAGGATTTGATGTATATTCAACTACATTAGTACCAGCAGCAACTAACATTATTGCAATGCAAAAAAGAGGATTTGCCTTTAAAGATAATTGGAAAATTGAACCTAGACTACAAAGTTTAGATGGATCAGGAACATTTATTGGAGATAGCGCAATTCAAGCACGTTACGCATATAACTATGGTGCAGTTAGAGCTACATTAATTCAAGTAGACAACGGTAGAGGATAGTAACAATACATAATAGAACGAGCCTTGCGTAATGCAGGGCTTGTCTTATAGTAAAGAGAGGTGACAATTATGGCAATATTAAACGATGTAGATATGATATATAACTTAGAAGAACATTATTATATACTTAGTACGATAGCAGTGCAAACTAGATTGAATATTAATTTAGAAGAAGAATTAGGTGGATTAGATAATGCTACTGTATTCTTATGGGATATAGCAGATAAGTTACATCAATATATATGGGCTTATATTAGAACAGTTAATGCTCCATTTTGGAAATTTAGAATGTATACTAATAGCCTAGAAGAACGATTAGGAATTAAGAAAGCAATGTTAGCAATGGTACGATATGCAATTAATGATGAAGGTGATATGGTAGGTGACCAAACAGGACTTAACATAGTCGCAGGTCAAAAGGTATCATTAGAAGAATTAAGAGGTCGCATTGAAATATCAGCAAATACTGAAGAAACATTATATAACTATGAACTATTATATGGTGGATTAAATGTTTGGACTATCAATGAAGATAACCCTGATGATGCAGTAGAAGGTGTTGACTATTAGACAATCAAATAGATACCATAAGTTTACAGGTAATATACAACGAAGAAATACAACAGGTTATGATGACTTATTAGAACCATTTAGATTTAATTATCTAAGTGATAGTATTGTTGATACAAGCGCTAATATGTTTAAAACCTTCTTATATACAAGTCAAGGCACAAAGTTGGTTACAGAGCAATATACAGGTGTTGTAGTGAATGATAGAATAACCATTGATGGTAATGCAGGGTTAGTAACTAAGATAATGACAACTGAGCTTAATAACTTAGCAGGACAACGATTTAGTGGTAGAAGAAAGTTATACCTCATTGAAGTAGAAATGTAATGGCTACAATATTACAATATAGAGCAGGTGTAGTGGCTAAAGATATTGCACCATTTGATACAGGTAACTTACGCTTTAACTCACTAAAGACACAAGAATTAGGTGGCAAAGACTTTGCTATTAAATATTCAAGTGCAACGGCTAAGTATTTAGATGCTTTAGAAAACGGTACTAAGTGGTTTGATGGTCATAAAGGTTTCATAGAAATTAAAACAGTAGGTGGTATTATCACATTGATTAATGCACACTTTAACGGTGGAAGCAATACTAACGAATATAAAGAACAATTTAAAAGAGTAGCCAGTCATAAATATACTGATGCTACAAATGTAAGATTATTAAAGCAAATAGGAGGTGTTGCCCTTGTTTCAAGATAGTTTAAATACATACATAGTAACAAAGTTAAACTTAAACACACAGGGTATTACATTTAAAGGGGACTATATGTTCCAAGTAGATAGTGGTAAATTCACTATTGAAACTCAAACAAATTATACAATAGCAGAAAGCAATTACTCACCTTGTCAAATACAAGATTGGCAAAATACATCTCAACCATTTAAGAGAATTGACCTACAAGACTTCGTGTTACCGTTAAGCGTGGCTTTTAGAGAGAGTGAACTTACTGAAGGGCTTACTGCCTTAGATGAGTTTAGAACGCTATTAAACGGTGCTGAAGATACAGTAGATGATTTAAACGTAGGATTTAGAATAGGGCAACCTAGTCCACCTACATCTCCATTGAAACACGCTGGAGAGTTTTGGATATTAGTAGATATTATAGTTATGCTTAGTGGAGGTAAAAACCTTAAATATGGTAATGGTATCTCATTTAGTATTGCTAAGACAACTGAAACATTACAAGAACTTATATATAGTAAGATTGATATCGTTACAAATACTGAAGGAGTAACTACTACACCGACTTATATATCAACTAGAATTAATGGTAAGTCAATTAAACAAATTACAGTAGATGTATTCTTTGAGGATAACGTGACAATAACATCGACAACATTATTAGATGAACTATGGCAAGTCAATTCGGCTAATCAATTATATGATATTAGTATTGGCTATGATACACCTAGAACTGATACTTGTGTTATTACAAGTATTGCACAACACATTGAGAATGGTGTACCGATTGGTTATAATATTACGCTAATGAAAGCGAGTTGATAGTATGGCTGATCATACAATATATGTCAAGTTTGGTAGTACAGGTGGAGTAGCAGAACCTAATAAGAACCCTAGTCCATCACAATCACCTGAAGTTGCAAATAAAGGTAGTATAACAGGAGATTTAATTAAGTTTGAAGTATTAAAGAATGCAGGTAAGCAAGTTATGAACTCTACTATTTCTAATATAGGATTTGTAACAGGCAACTATGAATTACAAGAACAGGCTGAACTAATAGTAAGTGGAGCAGGTTTGTTAATTGGATTTGCTAAAGCGCCTATTATAACAGGGATAGCATATGGTGTTAAAACGGGATTTGATGCTTACGCAACAGGTGTTAGACAAAGAAGAGCATCATATCAACAACAACAAAATAGAGTATTAACAGGAAAGATAAGCGTTAATGGAGGTAGATACTAATGGCTAGAACGATTATATTAGATGGAAGTTTAATAGTAGAAGAAACACAAGTCATAGAAACTATGTCTATTGATGATGAATTAAAGACTAAAATTATAGTATTGAAAGATACAACTGATATAGAGCCTTATGATATGGACTTAACAGTAGTTATTACTGAGAACGCAGTAGCGGAGTATTATAAAACAGCATACGATAGTGTAGTATTAACAGGAAGAAGTCCTAAAACATATACTCATACATTAACTGTAATTGAGGCTATAAAGGACTTTGAACGAATTACAATGTCTAGTCTACAATATACACAAGGCGTTGACACAATAGATTATACGTTGCTTGATGTAGTAGATAGAGCATTGAAGTTAATAGACTTAGAAGAATTTACATTAAGAGGAAGTAAACGTGTATACGATATTAGTGGAATAGGTGCAAGAAATAGTTTTGACCAATATATACCTGCTAATTTAAGTGGGTTAGCGTTAGAACTATATGAAAGAAAGTCACCTGAAATTAAATTTAACACAACAACTTTAAAAGAACTATTTGACCAAGTGTTCTTATTGTTAAACGGTAGACCAGTAATGGAAAGTTTTACAGTAGTAGGCATACAATATTACAACTTAGAAGGTAATGAAATATTACTTAGTGAAGTTGAAGAAATAACAGGTAATCAATCAATAGAAAAGTTTGCACAAAAGTATGATATATATATGGAAAACGCTATTAGTGAAAGCAATGTTAATAAACAAGCATTAGTATATCCAAGCGCAGATGGTTGGGCAAGTGTGCGATCAAGTGCAACTGAATTAACAACATCAAATTTCTTAATGGAAGTACCTGAAGATATAGAACGAGTATTGAAGTTTGAAATATTAGCAGATGTAGAAATTAATTATGATGAGAGTAACGGAAGTATAGTCAACCAATTACAATTTAGTGGTGAATTAGAAGTAGATGCAACAGCACTATTATTTACTGAAAGAGCAAGAGAAGGATTAGACTATGAATTTAGTATAGCAGACACAACTGGTCTTGATACAGCATTTTGGAAAAACTCATACTTAAACAACTCGTTATATTTTAGTGGAAAACAAATACTAGGGTGGCACGATAATGTAGATATATTTTCACCATTTGGAAGTGTAAAGTTATGGCATTTATTCCTAGACTCTATTGCTTATCAACAAGATAAATTACCATTGACAGCAGGATATTGGATAGCAGCAATAGGTACAATATCATTATTACAACCTAGAAAGCCATCGTTTAATACTAACGTAAGAGACTTTATGTATAGATTAACTTATGTGCCAAAGCAAACAGTAAGAGTACAAATTGAGAAAGATAAGCAAGGTGCAATAGGAACTCTATTTGCTAATCAAACTGACCGAATAGTAGATAGTGAAATGTTAGGTCAAAACTTACAAAATAAACTTAATCGTGAAGGAAATAAAGAACTTCAATTTACTAAGAAAGTAGTTAATTACTTAAACTCATTTGAGTTAGGGGACTATTACGGTGACTATAAAGTTACAAAGGTCAATAATGATAGACAAGAACAATATACAGTATCAACAGCAACACTATCAAAGGACTATGCTAAACGTAGCGAGAGAATGACTATTGCTAATATGCCTAGACAAACACAGATAAGTGCTGAAAACACTGTTAGAAACGATATTTACAATGAATACGTTGAAATTAGTACGAGTAGTAATACGAATAATACTTATTTAACAAATTTAGGTATTGATCGTTATATGGATACCTTTAGAGATACAAATTCTTATCCTAATCCAGTAGAGATTGCACAAGTTAGTATGACCGAAGATGTTATTATACCGTGTGTGTCACAAGGTCTAGGAAAAGTTATTAATCTTAAATGGGGGTTTGATAATAATATTAGTGCAGGAGTTAAAACAAGTCAACTAGATACAATATATGGTAATAAGTTCTTTAGATATACAACTATCACAGGGACTTCATCAACGGCAGGATTTACATTACACGGTGGATTTACACCTAATCCTAATACGTTTGCTCAAAAGGCTATTGTAGCCCAAGAGTTACCTGAATACATATCAGCAGATGTCACATTAAATGCTAAGTATGTAGATGTACCCAGATTGAATGTAATTAAAGATAGTGGTGAAGTATACAACTTCTCATATCAATTAACAAATGTAACAAGTGACGAAAATATTTATATAGGTAATAAGATAGCAACAGATAACGCATTAGTAGTTAAAGATACTGAAGCGGTATATATGTATAGTAGTTCAACACCAATTCCATTTACTGAGAGATTAGAAGATGGATTAACAAAACAAACAATAGTATTAGGTGTACCCGTAGATAGTAGTGAAGTCAAATTAACAACAACACTAACTTCTAACTATGGTAGATTAACATTCACAACAAACTTTAATAATAATTATTGGGCGATTGCGAATGGTAATAGAGAAGTATATATGATAATGAATAAAACATCACAAGGTGTAGTGTTCATTAATCCAAGAAATAAAAGGAGTTGATTAGATGGTAACTAATCCAATAGTAATCAAGAGTACAAGTGAAGGAACGCTTAGCCTATTAAACGCTAAACCAGTTTATAGATTAAGCTCAAGTAAAAATGTATCATATTTATACGCACCATTTAGTGAAACGAACACAATTAGAGTTGGGTTCTTATTAGCGAATGGAGTTAATGTACCGTTTAGAAAGATGACACCTGCTAACGATGACTTACAAGGTCTAATAGACACAGGTAATTTACCTGAAGGTGATGTTGAAGATAGTTGGAACTTATGGTCTTATTCATATCCACAATCTATTTTAAACGCAGTAGCACAAAAGAACGCAAGTGAGTTTATCACCGCTTTTAGTGAAAGTGAATTAGCAACTGATGTTGATTATCTAGGTTACTATACAACAGCAACCGAAGTGACAGCAACGATCAATGCTGAATTAAAAGTAGCATACCCCGCAGCAGTATCAGGAAACTATGTTAATGTATGGCAATCAACAAGTAATACATTCTTTAGTTGGTTATTTGATGGTGCAGACTTTGTTAAACAAACAAGTATATTAAATGAACAGTTTGTAGGTACAACAGGACAATTAACTTTAGCGGTTAACCCTAGTATAACAAGCACAGATGAAGAAATTGATGTAACAGTTACAGATATTATCTTTGATGAGATTAGTCAATTATGGGCAATCGTAACAGCCTTAACAGGTGATGTAACAGGCTTAATGGAAATTGATGACTATGACACTGAAGGTCTAGCAACAGAGAGTGTAAAGTATGCTCGTAACGTAGGAGTAGATGGCGCAAGTAAAACAGCAAGTGATATTATCGCAGGTAGATTTAATAGTCTTACAACAGATGAAGGTAATGTTGATACTAACTTAGATTTAAAAGAAGATTTAACTAATAAAGTAATAGTGTTTAGTTCACCAACGAATGATGAATACCCAAGCGCTAAATTAGTTGATGATAGAGCCGTAATAGTTGAAGATAGAGTTACTGTAATAGAAGATTATAGGATTGAAGACCAATTCCACAAAACAGGTTGGCCAGTAGATATTACAAGTTTAGTAGATATATCATTTAGTGGACTGACATTTACTTTAACTGTATTAACTGATACTGAATACTTTATAGATAATGTTCAGTTTCCAATAGTAGCAGGAACATATACAGTAGATATTACCGATACAAGTGGTGCGTGGTATGTTTACTTTATGGGTACAACATTAATTGCATCTCAAACAGTATGGGATATTAGAAGTGATGATAAAGCATTAGTAAGTGAACTATATTATAACTCAACTACAAACGAATGTATAAATTGTGCATACGAGTTTCATAGTTGGGAAATGGATAGTACAACACATTACAATTTACATTTTACAACAGCAACAGAGGTTGTGAATGGATTAGGTACAAGTTCTAACGAGGTTTTACCAACAGCAAGTGGTGGAACATTAGGAGTTACACAAGGTAAATTAATGGACGAAGATATTGTTATACAAATATTAAATGGTACAGTAGGTTCAGCAAAATTCACACAACCATTAACTACTTTAGAAACATATAAATATTGGCGAATTGGTGCAAGTGAAATATATAGAGATAACTTTGATACTGAATTAGCACTATTTAGCGGTGCAAGTATACCACAATTAAATACATTTGATGGTACTAATTACGCATTAGAAGATATGACTAATAATCGTTATGGTGCAATGTGGATATTATATACAACAGATGTTAATACACCAATCCAAATATGGACAGGACAACTAGAAAGCGATAGCAAAAATGATGCAATAGAACTAAATGGATTAGCAAGTATGAATTTTGGTGCAATACCTATTTCTGAGATTAAAGTAGCATATAGATTAATAATTAGAAGAAGTGGAACGGATTATAGATTATACCAAGTTGATAATTTCTTAACTGATCCTGCAACTGGAATAGCAGTAGACCCAGCAAGTTCACACGGTAGTTTAAGTGGACTAGGTGATGATGACCACACACAATATCATACTGAAGCAAGAGCAAAAACATATGGAGATACTCAATGGGTAGAACAAGACTTATCTAATAATACAGATTACCCAGTAATAGGAACAATAGGTGGAACAGAACGTATTTATGCTGATGATGCAGGTACACCTAGCAAGATAACACCAAACATATTAGCAACATATATAGGTGGATTAAGTGGTAGTGTAATCAATAATGGTAAATATTATGATACAGGATTAGGCTCACACGATACAGCATCAGTAGTTATGTTTATTGCTACAAATACAGCAGATGCAGATTTAAAAGTAGATATGATAGATTTAACTAAAATACCTAATTTCTATACAGCAGATGGATTTAATCATTACTTTAAAATTAAAGTACCAAGTTCTCTAGTAGATGGTACTCAACCATTAAGATTAACATTAGATAGTGGTAGTGGTTCACCGACTTATAAAAATATTTTATTAAATGGTACAACTACAAATGGTGATGCTTTACTAGATAAAGAATTAGATGTATTATTAACGACTGATGGTTTCGTAACTGAAGCACAGTTTACATCACAACAAGTTACATATGATGAAAAAGTAGAAAGCACATACGGATTCCTAGCACCATATAACGGAACACCAACAGGACTAAACGCAAAAGGTTTAACACTTAATCAAATTGTTAAAGGTGATTTACCAACTGATAACGCTGAATGGGGATTGACAAATGCCACAGGTACAGTCGACAGTTTTACAGCAACAGCACAAAATGGAAATATTACACAAGAGATTACCCCACCGAGTAGTAGTGAAGTATTTATTAAAGCAAGAATTAAAAGTGATAGTGCAAATGTTCAAGTTAGGATATTTGGGAATGTAACTAGTTCTACGAGTTCTCATAGTGGAAGTGGAAATTATGAAATATTAACATTTAAACATACTTTTACAACTGACAATGTATTCTTTATAAGAGTTTGGGACACTAATACAAGTGCTTGGACACAAATTGATGTAGATTATGTTATAGCAATCCCAATCACAAACACACCACTAGCATCATACACAGCACCACAAATCAACGGAATAGTAAGCACATACTTCGAAGGAATAAAATCAGTAGAGTTTAACTTACAAACAATAGGTAAGAACTTAGTAGACCAACTCACACTAATTAAAGATTTTGGTATAGCAGTCGCAACAGGATTACCAAGTGCAGCACCAGGTTCATCAGGGTATTATCCTTATATTACAGTTCTCGCTGAAACAACTTATTCAACAAGTGGGCTAGGTGCTGCAAGTGGAAGTGGAGTAGCATATTATGATTATGATAAAAACTTTATAAGTGCTGATAGTTTAAATACAATATCAGGTGCAGGTGATAAATTTACTACACCATCTAATACGGTTTATATACAAGCAACAATAAGAATAGACACACAAGATTTAACAACAGTCCAAATAGAACAAGGAGTTACGAGTACTTCATTCGTAAACTATAATAGTGATACAATCTCATTCCCAAATACAACGATACGTTCAGTAGGCACAGTAAGAGATGAGATATACGAAGATAACGGTGTTTGGTATAAGGAAGGTAATGTAGAAACTTATACATTAACCGAAGATGATATTACAGTATTTGTAGCAGCAGCAAATGTAGATTATATTCAAATTGAAAGAACAGTATTGAGTGGTAATAATTTATCTACTGATACAGCAGTTGACACAAGTGATAGATTAAATATAATTGATTTCCCTGCATATACAGGAACGAGTTATGATAGCACAGCAAATGAAGGAACATTTACAGTAAGAATTAGTAGTAGTAAAGTTACATTTATTGTAGATAATGCGCTATACACTAACTTAACGGAAGCAAAAGTAGGACTAGCAGGAACAGTTATATACTATCAATTAGATACACCTTTAGCACCAACAGTAATAGATAAAGATGGCGATATGGTACAAGAGAATCCTACGACATTAGTACAGCAAGACTTCGCTACTGAGTTTGATATTACATTTAGTCTAAACTCAACAGCACAAGTAGGAGTAAATGTTAATAATATTAGAGAATTATTTAATGAAACTGAAACATTGGAAGCAAAAGATACAGCACAAGATGTAGTAATATCAGCATTAGATGTTAGAGTAGTCGATATTGAAACTAAAACTGACTTTATTACAGTAACACAAGCAGTTGACTTAGATGCAATAGAGAGTGACACAGGTACTAACAAGACTAATGCAGATGCAAGTAAGATAATTACTGACTGGATTACCGTTACACAAGCGGTAGATTTAGATACAATAGAGAGTGACACAGGTACTAACAAGACTAACGCAGATGCAAGTAAGATAATTACTGACTTTATTACAGTAATAAGCAATGTTAATCTTAACACAATGGATACAGCAATAAGTGATAACGAGAATAATATCATTGATTTGGCTTCTAAGACAGACTTTATTACAGTAACGGAAGCAATAGACTTAGATAAAGCAACTGAGTATACATTGTTATATTCAGGTAATCTAAATGTTCCAACAGTCACAGCAAAACCTGGTGCAATAAATATTACACTAAGTGACACATCAGTAAACTATGATATATTAGAAGTTCATATACAAGATAACGCTTCAACAGTACTATCAAAAGAAATAATAAGATTTTCAGCGCAAACTCCATCAGTTGCTTATTTAGGATATGATGCAGGGTTTGATGATACTAACACATATGTAGATAGAATAATGTTTAGAATACAACAAAACTCAGGAAACTTAGCACAATATACAGCGTGGTATAGTAGATTAATTAAAGCAGGTTCATCAAATGTAGCATATTCAAGTGCAACAAT